TATGGCGGCGCGGGTTCGCCGACTGCTCCACCGTTATCCATCCACGGCCAGATTAGGTCACTCTCCCCCGCGCCGCCCGCTTCGCCGCCCCGCCGCCTGTAGCACTTGGCATTCGTTCCTGTCTCCAGGGTGTCGCGCGCAGGGCAACGAAGCCTTTCAGGCGTCCCGCCTGCCAGTCCTACTGGGCCGCTGTCTGGCTGACGGCGTAAGGCCGTCGCAGTGTCTGGCGCCAGTCAGCAGGGGCCGCGCCCCCGGAACGCCCGTATGTATCGCGGTAGGCCCACGCGCCTAACTGTACTCCGTGGTACAGGTTCCGGTAGCGTGTGGCCGTGTAGCGGGCGCGCGCCTCGAACGCGCTGTTGGCCTGTCCAGCCCGCCAAGTTGGGGGCGGGCTTCCCACAGACCCGCCCCCGTTGACCCGCGTATCGACCCCTTCGGCGGCTTGGATTTGGCCTTGCGACCACCGCCGATCACTCACTCTGTTCCGATTCGATCGTCATCTCCTGCTGCCCCTGTGCCACATTCCAGGCCACCACGCATGCCGCTGCCTCGGATAGCGCATTGGGCCGCAATGTCCAGTTGTTGTCCCCGGGCTGCTTCGTCCAGTCGATCATGGCCTGCGCCTCTGCGTTGCTGAGTTCCGCAATGTGTGCTTTACCAACGAGGTACATCGTGATGCTGTGGCGCTTGGCGGCGTCATCCTGACATGCCTTGCCCAGCATCCCCACAGCAGCACCGCGCCTGCCATTGCTGGCCGCCCTCTCGGCATCCGCGCCCAGTTGAGCACGATAGGCACTGACCGCCTTGACGATCGCCGCCTTGACCTCCGGCGCCGTGCGAGCCGGGGCCTTTGGATCGGGGGCCTCGGCTTGCGGAGTTGCACTGGGGGCGCTCGGCGCTGGCTGGCTCTTCGCTGCAGCCGCCTTGGGTGCCGGTTTCGCTGGCTGCGCCTGTTCAGTGGTCTGGCCCTCGATGAACTCTTCAGCGCTGACCTCACCTGCGCCCACGATGTCACTCGTGGCGCGGTTCTTCGCGCGTGTCACGGCCTTCGAGCGCACATTATGGTCCGTGGCCTTCAGGCGTCCCGTTTTGAATTCACTGGAGTCGCACGCACCATCCGAGACTTCCTGACGGCGGGTCACACCATAGGCATCCGTCACTGATGCACGCACGGTCACCCGGTAGCCATATGTCTCTCCTTGCGTCCACCGTTCCTCATGCAGGATCTCGGTGTTGATGCCATAGAACCGACGAATCTTCGTCCAACCTGAACGCTTACGGTGCTTTTTCCCCTCGATGGTGGCGTAGTCGGAATCGTCCAGGAGTTCTACGATGACTTCCTGATACGTCTTCCAGGCCAGTTGCATCTCGGCGAGCGTCCCCACCGGCATGAGGCCGCTACCCTGCGCTTCCCGTGGCGGCAGCGCTTTGGTCTGATACTGCGTGTTTGTTTCTGTCATTGTCCCTCCTCCACTTTTGGCCTTTGGAATATCTCGAAACTGGACAGGGCCTCGCCCGCCTCGATCGGCGTGCCCGTGAACAACCTGAGCAGACCGCTCTTTTTGAGACAATCGATGCTCCACCCATGAGGATTGGCAGGTATCTTCTCGCCTATCCTGCGCCGGATTGACAGACCGCCGATTCCGTCGATGTGCACAACGTCGCTCCAACCAGACAGACGGCACACGGCCATGTTCCTGTCGTCGACGGCTACGAAATCCATGCACCGATAGCCACTGTCATGCATTCGCCTGGTCGGGAGGATCACGATGGCAGTGCACATAAGGGGTGTGCTCCGGGGCTCCCGCTGGGGCAACGCCTCAAACTGCTTGCGGGTCATGTGGTCAACAGTCATGTCTTCTATCATAGCCCCTCCTCTTTTCTCGGCAGTGGCCCCAGCAGGAGCGCGCCGCCTGTCCGCCGTATCTCCGGCGGGCGAATCCCGTAGCGCGCGACGAACGCGCTCACGGCATCGAGTTCTGGCATCCCCGGCGGGAATCCTAGCCAGACAATTTGTACGGGTCGTGGTTCAACCATGCTCTGAGGCCGTCCACTCCCCACAGGAATAGCGCCAGTCCGAACACTGGGGCCAGCATCGACAGTAGTGCGTCTACGCCTTGGCGCCACATTTCACGCATCCTCGCCCACAGCCGCACACCCGCCATTGGGACGTTCATGCTCGGCGACACGGATCAACTTGTCGATCTCTTCAGGACTTTCGATGATCTCGAGTTCGTGGTTCCAATCGACGATATTCATCTCGGTACCGGGGGCGCCAGCATGGTTGTTGGCATAATCCGAGATCAGAGCCGTATTGATCCGTCGGGTATGGTCGCCATCGTGGACCATGATCCAGTGTGTCATTTCGCCTCCTCCGGCTCGATCACCTGGTCGAGCTGCATTCCCAGCCGCCGCGCCACGCTGCCGAGGTACATCCACCACCCCTCGCCGTGTAGGTTCCGCTGTCCCCACCATTCCGCGTGGGAATACGTCTTGAACGGGCCAATCCAGCGCCCCGTCTGCTCGGGCAGGACGTCGAGGATGAAATGAGTCGTCAGGGGGCCTCTCATTTCGTCTGCTCCAGCGGCTGCCAGTCGTCCGGCGGACCGTATGCCTCCGCATAGAACCACCGGCAGCCCTTGGGACATTGGGATTCCCTGCACGGCTTGCAATGGACTTCGATCTCCGCCCGCCAGGCCGCCTCGCGCACCCTTCGCTTCCACGCCATGATCTCGCGGCGCGTCGTCAGTCCCTTGCGCACGAGAGCGGTTTCCTCAACCGTGAGACCCGGTAGGTGATTAGATGGGCCGCGCGGCTTGCCGCCGCAACGTGCCCGCCATCCGGTTTGTGGCTGTTCCCTAATTGTGGCCATTGACGACCTCCTTCTGCAGATCGAGTTGGCCGGTCTGCCGCGCGAACAGCAGTTGGTCGTATATCGCGGCCTCGATCCGCCGGTGCAGGGGCTCGCAGTAGTGCTTCGCACCAGGACGTAGGCACCCGGCCATATCGCGAGCGATACCGCTGTGTGGATACATCTCGCGGATAATTTCACCCATGACCACCTGAGCGCGCTGCGCAACTGAATGTGCAACCGCCTGAATGTCATCCGGCTCTGTCATATCCGATCTCCTTCTCCGGCTCCGGTTCGGTGCGCTGACCTGGCCGCATAGTCGTCATGTTGGCCATCCACAGGCGGATGGCCAGACGCGCCGCCGCCGCCAGGGTCAAACCGCGCTCGCGGGCGATGCGCTTGGCCGCTAACCACTCGCGGTACGGCATCTGCGTTGTCACCGATCGGGTCTTCATGCTTCATTATATGGCCGCGTCACTCACGATAGCAACACCGCTGACGGGCGCTGGCAGGCGTTGTGAGTCATCCACGTGCGTCAGGCTCGCGCGCGCTCGGCCGGTCGCAGGATTGCGCGAGTTTGCGCTGCCATCGTTTGACGACAAATGATGCCGGAAACTGCCAGAGGCCAAACGCTGCAAAGTCAGAATCCGGTGGGACATTCGGCTTTATGCACAAAGGTTGTGGCTCAGCCGCCCTAAATATCGCCAGGTCACAGATAACGTATTGCAGGAGGCATGTTTGCCCCTCGTCCACGAAGCCATAGAGCATATAGTCTACCAGAGCAAGCCTGACTTTGTCTATCTCGGTCTTTACGCCCGATGGTCTGGACCAGCGAATTGTAAACTGGTCTGGGTATCGCACCATATATTCGTAACGTCGCAAGCGCACGGCAACTTTGACGGCAGCCATTGTGAATACCGCAAAGTCCGTAGCCTCTTGCTGATCCATGTATGGCGTCTGTCCAAAGAAAAAACCCCCGAGTGCAGCCTTGATGTTTTTGGTAAAACGCCGTTCCAGTTGGATGTCCTGCTCATATCCTGTCATACTTCATTGCCCCAGGCGGTGAATCCCTCGTGTGGTTCGCGCGCAAACATATCCGACCGTGGACCAGGGCTGGCCTGTCTTACCCGCTCGTAAAATATATCCGGTTTCTGTGAGTGTCGCAGTGCCGGTGCCTCAAAGGATAATTTGAGGCCTAACCGATCCAGAGGTAGGCTACCGATTCGCCCGAACAACACGTGTTCGGTATTGTACATCCAACTGTAGGGCGTCATTCCGGTTGGTTTTACCCAGGTCAACAGACACTGATACGCCACGTCCCACGTTTTGAATAACTGCAAACCGGCGGGAAGATATTTCTGTGTCACCCAGAGGTAGATGTGACATCCAGTTGGTTCCGCGCGATCAGGAATAGGTAGCGCGGCGATCTCTTCGAGACTCATCACGGGGTAATCTAATACGAGGCCCTGGTTTGGTCTTACCTCGCGTTCAATCTTTTCCATTGGCCACGGCGGGTCTATGACGATGCAGCGGAAAGGTCCTTCGGGCATCGGCGCGGCTTCGATTATCCCACGCTGTGAGCGTTCAAGTTGTCGGGCGAGACGATACATATCACGACTGGTCAGTTCTTCGCGTTTCGCTTTCACGCTGGCAATAGCTGCCTCAAGGTGGGCCTTTGGGATGGTTGCTATCGCCTGCCACCGGTGGGACTGCGACTCGGAGATGCCAAGGTCCGAGAGTTTGGGGGGAGCAAATCCTTCATCGTGAAAGATTTCATCTCGTTGGCCTTTTCTGCGTAAACCGTCCGGTGCAGCCAGCATCTCGCCCAAGCGATGTTCGTGCCAGAGTTTCCTTTCAGCGCACTGGTTTTGTGAATCGAGATCCCATCGTTGTTTTTTTGCGTATTCTCGCATGACTTCCATTTGATCACGCCCGGCTTTGACTTCCTCGATGCTGGAAGCCAATTCCAAAGCCCGTCGAGCTGCATCCAGCCGTATTAGAGCATTCGTTTCAGTCATATTCCTCCAAACAGGAAAGCCCGAGGCTGCCCGCCCCGCCGAGACGCGTTTTTGTGGAAAAGCGCATTGCGCGACGGGTAGCCCCGGGCCTTCATGATCGTCCCTTCTATGCGCTTTTCCACGCCCCTATGATACACCGGCTATGCGCCCCGTGTCAAGTCCGACGCCCACCACCGGCGGATTCTCTCATCTGATTCTAATCATCCTCTAATGCAACGTAGCCACGATGTGCTACAATGAGGTAGAAACAGAGGAAGGTGACGAAATGGCCCAGAGCTCGAATCGCGAACCAGTGAAGTGCAGCAGGTGCGGCGAGACAATCCAGCCAGGATTCGGAACTGTAGTGAGTTGCAGCGGGTACACGACAGCGACGCACCGCCATTGCCCATCCCGCCAGACCCAGCAGCCCGTAAACCACAGCCCCGAATCCAACGATGTCGCAGCGAAGACCAGCGGATTCGGAATCGGGGAAGCCGGTCGCCAGCCAGCAGACGTGATGCCGTCAGTCGCCGAGGTAGCGCGATTACGCCCCACCGCGGAGTTGGTCCGGTGCAGTTGCGGCCACAAAGTCCCCCGGGCGCAGGTGATGTGGGCGAGCCTCGGAACCGCGTGCGAGGATTGTTACGACCGGATGAGCGGATAGGAGCCGACAATGGAAAAAGCACTGAAACTGATTATCGCCCGCTCGCCCGATGGCGCCTATGAGGCCATGCGGACACTGCTGGCCATCCGTGTCAGTTCACCGATGATCCAACAGCGCTACCATCGTACCATCGAAATTGCGCTCGGTGATCCACAAGCGCAGTTCACTGCCGATGAGCGCGCGCTACTGGCCGAGCACCTGGAAATTGTACCAGATGGAACGCGGGATTTTACGCTCCGCATCCGGCTCACCGCCGCTGAACATGAGGAGCTGATCGCCACCGCCGATGACGAGCACACGACCGTCAGCGAATTCGTGAGGCGACAGTTGTTTGAGGACTAGCCCACGGGGCAGGCAGAAAGGCACATAATGGTAAAGGCAATTCGATACATATTGGGACTGGAGCCATTCTCACTCCGACAGGTCCTGGATCACCCGCTCTGGCAAATGCGCGTCGCAGGATGGATCGTGACCATGCGATCCGACATCCACAGGGCCTATTGCCATGCTCGCGAATGGATTATGACTAGAAGTGCATGACCAGATATGGCCCGGCCGGCTCGTCAGTCCGGCCGGGCTATCAGAGGAGGAAGGGAGACCTGGAAGTCAAACGTCCGCGCGTGGCCCAGAACCGGCTAATCCTCTCAGGTTAGAAATTGCCTCATAGATTCCCGAGCTCGTGGCCCCAGCGACCAGCGCCAACAACACTGTATCGAGCACTGTCTGTGGCGTGAGGCCGCGCACAATCAACGTGGCCAGCAGCCCCACCACGAGGCCAACACCCATTGCGGCGATGTTCGTCCAGCGCGATTCGGTGATGATGCGCTTGATGAGCTGCGTGACCAGGGCGATGAACGCAGACATCCCAGCCAAAGTTAGCAATGATTCGACGGTCAATAGTTCCACATCACACCTCCAAATTCAAAACTTCTGGCCCCTCCAGATCATGATCCGCAAACACCGTGTACGCTGGCGGATCGTTCCGCACGCTGGCCAAGCGCGCGTGCAGATGCGGCCCTGTGCTCTGGCCTGTATTGCCGCTCAGAGCGAATACTTGGCCGCGCTGGATTCTGTCGCCGGATTTTACGCCTGGCTTCCGCAGATGACAACAGAGCAGGTCGGCGCCTGTGAACGGCTGCTGCAAAAGCCACACATAATAACCGCGATCGTTGCGCCAACCTGTCGCATCGATAATCCCGTCGAATGGCGCCAGGATTTCGGTATCCAGCGGTGTGCCGAAATCGGTGCCGATGTGTGGATACGCCATGCCCGTGCCAAACGGGTCGATCATCTCACCGTGGTGAGTGGTTACCGGCCAAAGCCACTGACGGAATAGCGGGCCGAGTCGGTAGGGCGGACCGGCCTGTGGCTGTGGCATTGGCGTGTATTGCGTCACGACACGATCCCAGATCCCAGCCACATCGAAGGGCGCCCACTGTGGATCAACCGCGCCCGCCTGGAAGATGCAAGCGCCGACAACATTTGGATATTGCTCTAGAAACGCGTTGTAGGCTGCCAAGTCTCCAAGATATTCCTCAGCGTTACACGTCCGCTGCCATCCCGCTTGACCGCCTGGGCCCACGGCATCTCTCCCCGCCTCGGTGATCACTTTCGGTTTACCTGCTAGCTCACGCACAGAACTGAACCGCCCAGCCCACGTGAATCGTCCCTGGTCATCACGGTTGAACATCCCGGCGCGGTTATTCCAGTATTCGTGCAAGCCAACTTTATCGTCCGGCCCCATCGCATCGAGCACGGGTTGATAAATCGGCCAGGTCGACCACGTGAATTGAGCGACGCCGCAGTTCAGGATGATCGCATTTGCCCTTGCCGCGTGTAGAATCCGCATTCGCTCGAGCTCGAAACGGGCGTAGAGCAGCGCGCTCTCCGAGTCGTACCCGATCTCATTGTAAGATTCAAAGCCCAAGTTTGGCGCCCGCATCGCCAGGATACTGATGGCATGTGCATCCCACCATTCCTGCGCTCGCCGTTCCGGTTCGTCCAATGGCTGTTGTCCATGCCAGAAACGCACAATCACCAGACATGTATCCCCGACTTGTGCCCGCACTTTCTGCACATAATCAACGCTCGGATTGACCAACTTGACGAGGCGCGATTTGCCCAGCCGCGCTGGGTCGAACGAGGTCCCGATTACATGCAAGCCGATCTTGTTCATTCTGCCGCCATCAATTTGACATGTTCGGCCACTTCTGTTATTCTCCAAGTATCTAGGGCGTCCAAGGGAATGAGCGGATGTTGTTTTTCATGACCCCCAAGGCCACCCCTGCGCCCTAGATAAGCGCCGCTCGGCTGAGGGGGTCGTCTTTTGGGAGGCAATCTATGAAAAACCGGTATACCATGGATCGCATTTGCCAGACGTGTGGCAGAACTTTCAAGGCTCGACCCGACAGAATCCGTGAAGGGTATGCCAAATATTGTTCCATGCCCTGTTATCGAGCCAGCGAAAAGGGCCGAATTATAGGACATCAATGTCATATGATTGAATCCGCAACCGCGCACTTTTGGGCGCATGTTGACAGTTCGGGAGGTCCCGACATGTGCTGGCCCTGGAGAGGCGGCTCGCGCCGTTCTGGATACGGCGCATTGATGGTTGATGGTCACCAAATCAATGCACATCGCTTTTCCTATATTCTGGCTAATGGGATGATCCCTGCCAGACTACTTGTCTGTCACCGATGTGACAACCCCCACTGTGTTAATCCGGCCCACTTATTCGTGGGCACCGCCAAAGACAATCACCATGATGCTATGCTCAAAGGCCGCTTACCAAAAGGAGATAATCACCCCAGCCACAAACATCCTGAATACCTCGCCCGTGGTGAGGCCAACTCGAAGGCCAAACTCACGAATGAAAAAGTGGTCTCCATTCGAGTGATGTATGAGACTAATAAATGGACCCAAATGGGCTTGAGTCGTTACTGGAATGTGTGCCACTCCACGATTTGGGCGATTGTGCATCAAAAAACCTGGAAACACATTTAGATCAATATCTGCAACTCCGCACGCGATTCCATGAATCGGTCGCTCAATACGATGCGCTCGACGGGCCATGCCACATCGCCCCAGCCCTCCAGCCATAGCCACATCTCTGCCGCGTGCGAGGTTTCAAACCGAATCCAACCCCAGGCCGGCCGCGCCCAATCCAGGACGTTGAACGTGCCATCGGTGAGCCAGATCCCGCGAATCAGCGGGCAACCGCCCACCGGAACTGGCGGATGCGGATACCAGTGCGCCGGACTACCTACTTCTCCAGAGGCCCAATCCCACAGGCACAACATCCCTACCGGCATCCGCGCCTTGATGTAGAGATAGCTCGCCAGGGTGGGATTGGAAATCCCCCACCACTGACCGGCGGCTAAGTTCTGGATCGTCACTGGTGCTGGCGTCCGCGTCGCCGTCGCCTTGGGCGTGCCCGTCGGCAAGGGTGTGCCGCCCCCAACGCGCATCGTTAGCACTGTCGAATCGTGTTCCTCAGCAGTGCGCCAGGTCGCGGTGAATGTCAGTGTCCAGTTGACTGGTGCGGTACTGTTGATGAAGATGTGCGCCCTGCCGATGAATGGTAGGGGGCCAAACACCGTCGGGTCATATCCCCAGCAGATAGGGGGACGACCGACGTTCACGCAGTTACTCGGCGGCACGGGCGGACGCTCTGTCGGGAAATAGTCAGTATATTGAGATGAACGCTCGATGGTCAGCTCGGCGTGCGCTGGCCCAGTATATGTCAGCGTCAGGCCCAAGTAAGTGCCGGGCACGGCCACACTATCGGATCGGAGACTGATAACCGCTGGCATGATTGCGGTCGGCTCGGCTGAAGGTGTCCCGGTCGCTATCGGCGTCGCTGATGCGGACGGTGAGGCCGTCACCGTTGGAGTTGCCGAGAAAGGAGGGTAACTCGGCGTGGCAGACGGTGACGGCCTGGCCGTCCATGTTGCACTCGGTACCGGCGAGTTGGTCGGGCTCGGGGTTCCGGTTACCGCGATGCGCGTTTCAAGAGCGGCAATGCGCGTCGCACCGTCGCATGGATCACAGATAAGCGCAGTCGGGAAAGCCGTGGCAGTCGCGATGGGAGGCGGTGCGGTGCAACGACTGAACACTATCAGTGCCACAATGAGCACGATTGCCAGGACCCAAAAAGCGAGCCGTCCGGTGTCCGTCATCTCACCACGATTGCCCCAGTCAGTAGACCACAAACCAACGTCAGAATCGCACCAAACAGGCCAGCCACGAGGGGCATCGTAACCTGCCATATCCGATCCACACCGCGGCGTTGCCCGCTTTCCTGCGTCTGCAGCACGGCGATCGCCAAACTGTGGACTTTGCCCAACGCTTCCAGGTCCACCAATCGCCCGTTCTGCCGGGCCACATGGTCGGCCAGGACAGCCACTTGAGTTGTCAGGCCCCCTATCTGTTTCCACAGATCGTCCAGCTTAACAACGATCTTGCCGAAAAGGTCCATCGCATCATCTGGCATAATCTCTCCTATCCAATCCTGTGCGCCATGAAGACCGGCGAGAAATTCGCCAACGTGTTGATATTGAGCGCACCCCCGCTATTCTGCCACGCGTATACCGTCACGTAGTCCCCGGCGGCGAACTCATACTCCACGGCGCAGAGCATCGCGACGCCAATCGCCGCACCGAAGTTCGGCCACCGTGTCTGCCCAATCTTGGTGCCAGTCGCGCTCAGGTAGAAACAGATATACCGCACACCAGTCGCGTTTCCGGCGAACGTAGCCAACGCCGTCACATGGTACTTTCCTGCGGTGGTGAACGTGATCCGGCCCGTGTTGCCGACCACCGAGTGCATCGTGTCCGTGTCATAGCGTTCACTGTCAAATGTCAGGATGGTTTCGACGCTATCGGGAATCGAGATGTTGGCGCTGTTGTAGACGTGGCATAGCGCTTCGAGGACATACTGCGGATGGTCGTCATCCGCCAGGCCGATCAGTCCCCCGTGATCGATGCTCCCCGCCGGCGTGAGCTGGTCCTCCTGGTGCTCCAGCCGCGCCACGCGACTCCGTAGCACCGCGATCTCTGTGGCCAGTGCATCGTGAATCGGATCAGTTTCCATCTCACACCTGGCTCATTTCAACACTCACCGTTTCCTCGCCCCCGGGCTTCCACCCGATGGCTATGCCCGCGATCTTCCGCGTCACCTCGATCACATCATACCGCGCCCGCACCAGGTCACCCAGGAAATAATCCCTGCCATAGATTCTCGCGCCCTCCTGAATCACGTCGAAACTGAACTCGTGCTCGGCCTGGCGCTCTCTAAGCGCCTTGTCGCCCGATGCCTGCCGCGCCGTCGCAGTGGTCGCGTTCGTATCATTCACGAATATCTCGATGTCGTTGGTCACACTGTAGTCCGTGCCCGTCCGCACCGTGATATTCCGAGCCGCGCCAACCCCATCTGCACCTACGACCGCGACCGTAGCCTCCCTGTTTCGGGTACGTTTGTAGACCGGGGTTCGCATGTTCCCGTATTCGAGTGCGAATGTAACTCCAGCGCTGCGGTCGGTTCCGAGTTGGCCGGGATAGAAGCGAAACTCCCATGCTGCCCCGCCGATATTCACCAGGTCGAAATCCCCGCCCCCCACACGCGCCAAATCCTGCAGCGACGTGAGCAGATTGTCCCAGGTGCAGGCCCAACTCCGCACGGTTCCCAGTCCGAGGTCCCCCGCGATCGTGATCCCCAGCGTGTTCGGCGTGCGCATCCGCCCATTGGCGACCGTCGCGTTCGCGCTGGCGTTGTAGTCGATCAGCATCTTCATGATCGTCTCGGCGGCGACTCCGGTGAACATGGTCCGGTTGGCCACGCCCGCGAAATACAGGATGTATCGCGTCCCCAGCAGCCAGAGCGCCCCAGGACAACTTGCTTTGAACAATCCGTGGTCGGTGTAGGTCCGTTCCTGGTCCAGGTACAGGCCAGTGAAGTCGCGATACCACGGGATGCCCAGCTCGGCGTTGCGGCGCCAGACCTTGATGATGGCGCGATCCTCCAGCGCCGCAATCGCCGCATTGTCCCCGTCCAAGAGGAAAGTGAGTTGCCCTGGCTCATTGACCTTCCGGCTGTAGGCCAGTTCCAGGAAGCCAGCCCGTGCACCCGGCGGCGCGCTGTCTGCCGAGCCGATGAGCTGGCTGCGCGGGGTTCCCGCAGCGGAGTGGATGTCGAGCCGATATTGAGTGCCCACGACCGGGTCCTAACTGTCCGCCATGTAGTAGACCCAGAAACCCTTGACGTAGACGAGATCGCCTACGGTGTCGTTTACGTGATCGCCCTCTCGAATGAACGTGACACCGACGACATCTCCAACCGCGGCGCCTGCCAAGTTGAGTGGGCCACAGACTTTGACCACATTCGCTACCACCGCCACATCAGTAGCGGCGTAACTGGCTGAGTGAGTCGAAGCGTTTTCAGTATCTCCGCCATAATTGCACGCTAGACTCTGGCGACAGTTCCCGTTGGCTGCCGAGATAATCACAGCACGAACGTATAGGTCAGACACAAACTCATCTGGCACATAGAAATCCCCGCGCGCCGAGCAGATTTTCGCATCGGTCAATGGCCAGCCGTAGGTTTGGTTCTCGATGCGGTTGATGACCGCGTTGTCGCTATCGTTGTATGCAGATGTCACTGGCACCCATATGGACCGGCTGCGGTTGTCAATCATGGCCGCATTGACCATAGTGCGGTAACGCAGGTAGGCGCGCTCGTCCGCGAGTATCGTGATGACGTTGCCAGGGAATGTGATCTGCACCCGACAGATCATCTCGTCCCAGGTCGTGCCTGGCGTCTGCGTGATGTGCGGGTGGTTTACATCCCCATCTCCCTCAGCTCCGGCGATGCGGTAGATGCGCACGGTCTGAGCCGCCCAGCTCGCACGCAGTACGATCCGGTCGATGCGGGTCGCAGCGGCAGGGTTGGGAATATTGACCAGCACTGCGGAATCAGATTCATACGGGTAGCCGTAGACCGTCGCCGCTCCGGTGTTGATCGAGATGTCCGCCCCAGCCACGCTGGGGCTGAAGGCGTTGGCGAATCCGAAGTGAATGCCGTTCGTGATCCCCAGCGTCCGGCGCAGCCAGGCAGTGATTTCGGCCATCGTGTAGGGCGTGAGGCCGTCACCAAGGGCCCCGGTAGTGAAGAAAATCGCTTTCTCGGTCAAATCACACCTCCTACAAGCTCACGTACCGCGTCAGATATTCTATCGTCACCGAGGTCGCGATGGTGCAGCCGCTTCCGGTCACGTGAATCAGATTCAACCCATCCACCGCATCTGGCGCTTCGGCCAGGTGCCAGGTCGCCAGGTCGGAGTCGTTCGTCAGTTCGTACAGTCTGTCGTTGCCCGAGCCATCTACCACGGTCTTGAATCCGTAGCGCAGGTCTACGATCCGGGTCTCTCCCGCTGCAATCGTAACCCCCGTCCAGTCGAGCTTCTCTCCCGTAGCGTCATTCTCGATTACACAATTGGCGATCGGCCCGCTGATAGTGATCACCGGATAGGCCCGATACGTGCCCGTATAGATCACTGGTATCAGCACATCCAAGACCGACGAACCCATCACCCAAGGAATATCGAGCGGGATTTCCAGCGCAACCCCGCTGTCAGGAATCTGGAATACGATGGATTCTGGCACTGGATTATAGAACGTCGGGTTGGCGGCCTTGAACTGGGCCGGAATTTCCAGGTGGTAGCGGCTCTTCGATTGCGTCGTCAACTCCGCCTGGTCGATATAGTGGCAGTCCAGTGATCGCACCGCCGCGTCGTCCCGCGTCCAGCGCAGCACGAGTGCCGTGTTCCGCGGCTTGAACAGCGCCATAATCTGATCGCGCTTGGTCAGCATGTTCGGCGTTTGCAGGCTCAGAATCAGCGTGACGATCCGTGGATCGAGCCGGAATCCTCGGTCGCTGTCCCCGTCCTGCTGTGGCCCTCGTTCTGACAATCGGTGCAATGGCGGCAACCCGATTCCCGACTGACGGAGCAGTTTGCAGTACGTCCCGTCGCTCAGCCGGTATGCGGTTCCGTCGATCAATACGTCCAGATCCATCTCATGCCTTCGCGTACAACATCTGCAACAGTTTGATGTCCTGCGCCAGCGAGGTTTCGCGCTGTGCGCTGTAGTTGGCGTTCAGGTAGAAGTTGTTCACAGTCCGGCGCTCGGCGCCACCACGCTCACCGACGGGTGTAACCTGGACCCGCTCCGCTCCAGCTTCACCGACTCCAATCAGCATCGGGCGCATCGCCAGGAAGTCAGCGCCCGCGCCATACCAGGCCACGCTCGCACTCGTTGGAATATCAACGCCCAGGACTTTATCCCAGTGAATCGTGACGTGCGGCATCGGGATGTGAATCCCAGCCAACATCTTGCCAGGTAACGCCTTGAGCCTCTCCCAGAATGTATTCCATTTGTCCCAAAGCGATCCTAGCGCTCCCTCGATTGCCGTCCAGATGCCGGAGGCTACAGTCGAGATCGTGGTGCGCAGGCCGACCCAAGCGCGAGCAACGTTGTCCCAGATCGCAGCCCAGAATGTTTCCAGGCGACCCTTCAGCGCCCCGACCCAGGCAGTTACCGCATCGTAAATATCTGAGGCGAAAGTGCTGATCCGGTTGGTGATTCCGGCCCAAATTATGGCGGCTGTATCGCGGATGCCTTGCCAGAAACCGAACAGTCGATCACGCAAGGAAGTGATCCAGGCGCTCACATTGGTCCATAGCCCACCCGCGAAACCAGTCACGGCATCTCGAATCCCTGTCCAAACTCTGGACGCCGTACCACTCACCGAGGTCCAGATACCAGCCAAGGCATCACGCAAACTACCTGCTGCGCCAGTCACGGCGCCTGTGATCGTTGTCCAGATCGCCGAGAAGAAGCCACTGATAGCATTCCAGGCCGTATTGATCGCTGTTCGGATCTGTGTCCAGTGCGAGATCAAAATGCCCGGAATCGTCAGGTTCGTGAAGATCCAGGTGATGACGGTCCAGATCGCGCGGAAGACTGCGACAACGGCTTCCCATGCCGCAGTCAAGACGGCACGAATGGACGTCCACAAGTTTGCAAGCCAGATTGCAATGCCCGTCCAGACAGTCTGAATGCCGTTTTGGATCGCAGTCCACGTGCCGCCGAATATCAAACTAATTAGGCCGAGAATCGTCTTGATGTAGATCTGGAGATAATCCCAAACGCCTGTGAATATCTTTTGAATGCCTTCCCAGACACCCTGCCAGTCGCCCTTGATCAGCGACGTGACAGTCTGAATAATGCCTTGGATCACTTCCAGAGCAGCTTTGACTATCCCCTGAATATAAGCCCAGATGAGTGCTGCCGCCGCCAGAATGGTATCCCCGAAAGCGCCCCAGAATGCCTGAATCAGACCCAAGACAAGTTGCACTACTGCCCACACCTGGTCCAGTACTGTGGAGATCGTGCTTTGGATAGTCGGCCAGTTCGCTACAACATAGCCAACGATCGTGGACAGAATCGGCATCACGTTCGTCTGTATCCAGGTGAACACGGTTGTAAATACGGGCCCGAGTGCCCTGACAGCGCCTTCGACAATCGGCAGGGCGCGTTGGGCCAGATCCGCTCCCGTTTCTGCCAACTTGCTCATGATTGGCAGAACTGCGGTGCCGACCGTTTCCTTGAGGTTCCCCATCGCGATGCGGAGTTTGTCCTGGGCGCCGGAGGTCGTATTGCCGTATCCCTCGGCTTGGCCTGCGAATTTGGTCTGCATCGCGGCCAGGGCGTCTTGCGAAGTCGCTCCTTTGTCGAGCACAATCCCGTAGCGACTGAGAATCCCGGTATTGCCTTCGGAGACTTTGCCGACAATCTCGGCGGCTGCGGCTAGATCCATGCCTTTGGCTCGGGCAAGGTCTTGCACCAATGGCATCAGTTCGAGTGCCTTGCGATAATCACCCGTGGTCGTGGTCAGGCGGCTGATCGCTTCGCGCCCCGGACCATCATCCAGTGCGGTGCGCTTCAACTCCGCTGCGAGGTAGCTTTCGATCTCGTCGCTGGCCGTGCCCCACTCGCCGCCAGACGCCTTGACCGCTGCTGAAAGTTTGGCGATGCCTTCCTCTTCCTCGGCTGCGGCCTTGCCGGCAGCAAGCAGCCCCGCACCGACGGCAGCGATCCCACCCACGATTGCCGCGACTGGAATCGCGCCCTTGAGGAAGCCGCCGACCTTGCTCGCCCAGCCGGATGCACCAGTCTCGGCCTGCCCAAGCCCGGTCTGGAAATCGCTGGCATCCACGACCAGTTTCGTAACGAGGGTCGCTAAGGTACTCACGGTTTCACTCGTTCATCAGAGCCGCCAAAAAGCGCATTCAGAAATTCCACTGTCGCCAGTTGCCGTGCCACCAGTTCCGCATCCGGGCCTTCCGGCTCCGGCTCGGCCTCTTCTGGCTCCTCGAAGGCCAGCGCAAAGTCGCTTGGCGTGTATGGCTCTTGGCCCTCTGCCCGATTCACATTGGCAATCGTGCTCGCGATCACGCCCGCGCGGAGGTCAGCGCGCTCGTCGCCGAACGGGTGTTCCCGATAATAGGCGGCCCACTCACTGAGCTCATGACTGCTGATGCGGCCCAGCATCTCCGTAACCGTCATGCCCAGTGCCAGAGCTAGCCGGAAGTAGAAGACCCGCTCGGGCCGCCGTCTGAGTTTTTTGTCAGCTCCTCCACGTCCTCATCGGACAGCCCCGATAGCCGCTGTGCCACGGCGAAGACCCGCTGCAGCGCAACCGCGCTTTTCTGAGTCAGGGCACGCACATCGCTATCGGTGAAGATCTGGACCCCCTCAGAGTTGACAACGCTCAGCGCCACCAGGCGCGCTCGCACATCCTGGAGGTGCAGGATGCGTTTGCGGCCCCGGTACTCTACCAACGTGGCCTCAAACTCGTCCCGCTGCGCACCGGTGAGGCCGCGCACCAGCACGGCCCCACCCCACTCTGGGACATCGCACGGTTCAGTGCGGATGTCCGAGGCGGCCAGGATCGTTTCCCGCGTCAGAAACGCAGGTATGACTTTCGCCTCCACTGCTCTCCCCCCTCTAGATTCACATAAGCGTTGGCTTGCCACTGATCTTCAGTGTGACTGCCGCCGTCAGGCTGCCTTTGACCGGCGCCTTTGGGGCGAACTTGGTCACGAATGCCGCGAATGTCCAGGTTGTCGCAGCTACGTTCGGGAATACGAGCCGGAAGTTTCGCAACGTCCGGCCCACCATATCGTGGATCAGGCCCGTTGCGTAGCTGTGCGTGGCACCTGCCGGAATGAAATTGAGGTCCATCCCGACCTCGCCGCCGTTCAGCAATGTCCCGACAGCCTCAGTCCAGCCATCTACCGAATCGTGGCTGGTGGCGTCATCGGTGTCCAGACTCAGCGCCGGGCCGGTGATATTGCCCACCTCGGCAATCGTGACGTATGCCTCCGGCGTGGCCCCGTCACCGATCTTGAGTAGCGTGCCAAACGAGCTGATTGCTAGTGTCACTTTGTCCTCCTAGTCTGCGAGTCGCAGCACGAGAAACTCGATTGTCGCGATGCTTGCCGTGACGAGCAGTTTCCCCGTCTGCGTCCAGCCGGTCTTTTGGAATTGCGGGAACACGGCATACTCACCCGCGCCGATCGCGTAGGCGGTGATGTCGCCGAGCCGGTTGTACGGATCTACGACGCTGCTGATCGTCACGGTGCCGCCTGCCACGCCCCCTTTGATGATCAGAATCTCTTTTCCCGTCAACCAGAACTCGGCGCCCAACGCGAATCCGGCGCCGGCTGCGGTAAATGCCCCATCGAGAGCCAGCGCCGTGATCGGCGTGGTCGGATACTTGGCTACCATCTGAACCGGGGTCAACTGAAGTGCTGGCATGTTTTACCTCCTATTCCGTCAATCGCAGGACGAGAAACTCTACGGTGGCCGCGCTCGCCGCAAAGTACAGTTGGCCGTCGGGCTGTACCCAACCCGCTTTCTGGAACTGGGGAAAGATCGAGTACAGATTGACGCCGACCGCATATGCGGCGATGTCGGCGGTGCGCCGGTATGGGTCGATGGTGCTGGAGATCGTGACCGTCCCGCCCGCGGCCCCGCCCAGGACAATGAGAATCTCCTTGCCCGTCAGCAGGAAGCCTGCACCGTCGGCAAAATCCGCCCCTGCTGGCGTGAACACCACGTCAAGGCTGTTCGCCGTGATCGGCAGTGTCGGGTACTTTGCCGGCATCTGAACTGGAGTCAACACGAGTCTCGCCATTGTCTTGCTCCTTCCGCCGCTTCACGCGGCGTCTTCGCTGTCTCTCTGGCATCGAATCCTCGACCGGCTCCGGTGACCGGTTCGGATCGTGCTTCCGCTGATAGTGCTCCCAGGCTTTGATCTCATCCATCGTGTCGTGCGCGCAGTACCGGCACTGGTAGGCCGGTATCCCATTCCAGTGAAACTCCGTGTACGGCAACTCCTCCACGGCTACTCCCTGTGCCAGATCACCACATCCACCGGGATGTGATAGATCGCCGTATCCGGGTCGTAGAGATCGGCCTGACTCTCCACGAATGCTGCGCCTCCGTAGGCGTCCGGCCATCCCGCCAGCGCCGCCCTCACTTGATTCGCCACTGCCTCCCCTCCGCTCTGCGTCCCCGCCCAGCATGAGATTTGAAACCGTGGGTGCACCAGAAAACTCTCGCCGTCGTGCGAGTACTCACGTGGCGTGTCGATGCGCTGGTACGTCACTGCCGGCAGCGTCGGGTCCTGGGGCAGATGCACCCGATAGACACGCCCTCCCACGAGAGCCGCGAGTCCTGCGTATCCGGTCAGTTGTCTGTACAACTCGTCGTTCACATTCACCGCAGCGCCGCCTCGATCAATTGTTCTAGCGCGGCTCGGATCTCCTCAGTCACCTCCGTGATATTCTCGTCCATCGCCGGTCGCATATATGGATGTGCTGGGATGTGAACCACCTGCGCGAAAACGATTTGGCCATTGATCTCAAACCTCAGTGCCTTCGCTGTCTTCGGCCTGATCGTGCCACCGAATTCTTGCATTGCGGCATAGGGCAGATCATCCGGGCCAGTATCGATTTCCACCCGATCACGGGAGCTGCTTTTGACCTCGCTATGGATAGACCGGGCCAGCGTTCTTGTCCGCCACGGCGCCTTTTCCTTTGCAGAATTCTCTATGATCTTCGTTCCTGCCATACCCCCCCGCACCAGTGCCGCTTCCGCCACTGCATCAGCCAGTTTTGCCAGCCGTGCCTTGAATTCCGGCAGCCCGATAATCTGAACTGATGGCACTCTCTCGCTCATGCCGTCGCTTTCACAATCCGCGCCTGCAACCGCGTTGTGTATCCGTTGCCATCGCTCTCCACTCCGAGCACGTCGAAGTAGATCAACCCTACCTTCGCCCGCATCTTCGGGATGATCAGCGGGTAGCAGCCCGCGAGATTGATGGTGTGCGAGCCGAGTGTGAAGGTCTGGTCGGGCCGCTTCATCTCCTGCACACCCACTGGCGACACCCGACACGGGATCGCCGTCCAGACATCGACCCAGACATCCGTGACCTCACCAAGGTCGTTACTCTCCACCGCCTCCTGGATCGTGCAGAGCGACGGGTAGAACCCGGCCAGCCCCGGTAGCATCCGCTGATGCACGAACGGTTGCTTAGATGCCATCTCTCAGCGCCTCGTTCTCGATGCGCTCCCGGTACGAAAAGTCGTTGACCACCCACTCGGCGATGTCGAACGAGTCCACCGCAGCCAGCGCTGCGGCTTGCTCTCGGAGTTTGTCCGCACGTGCCAGCAATGCCGCGCTGGTCGCAGGCCCATTGGTGGTCAGGTCGAGCACCCGGATCGCCTTCTGGACGTAGGCCTCGGAGCTGGCCATCGTTTCCAAAGCCAGCGCCGTGCCACAGCGGATGTCGCTGCTCTCCAGCGCGAGCATGGCCGTGATCTCCTCGTCCTCGAAGAAATGATCAGCCAAGACCCGATCTGGAATCAGGAGTCGGACGCGACCTATATCGCTAGTGCTGGGCGAGTATGTGAAAACCACCTGATTTGACGCCTTCCTTTCTCTATGATATACTCATCAGCATACATAGGAGAGATTGTCCATGAGCAAGGTGATTGTTCCCTGCGATACCTGTGGGAAGCCCGTTACCAAGTGGCCAGCACTGGTCAAACTGCACAACTTCTGTAGCGATACATGCTACCGTTCCTATCGCAGAACATTGATCGGGAACCGTAGCGCCGCTTGGAAGGGTGGTCCTATCGTCAAGCAGTGCGAATGGTGCGGGAAGGACTTTGCCGTAGTTAGAGCAGCCAGTGACCAACGTTTTTGTTCTCTGGCTTGCAAGTACGTCTCTGGCCGTAAGCCGGGCCATTGTATTGTCTGCGGCAAGGAATTCCGACCCACGCACCCAGGGCGGAAGTACTGCTCCTATGCGTGCTTTCAGACACAGCCCCGCCAACCGTGCTCGCCAGAGACAAAAGCTAAGGACTCCCTTGCACATAGGGGCAAACCCGGTTTGTCTGGCGCCAGCAACCCGATGTTCAAGAATGGATGGTCTGCCACTGAAATGAAGGTCTGCCCGCATTGTGGAAAACCGTTTCGTGCCCCTGCGCACCGTATCTGCTGTTCCCGCAAGTGTTCGTATGCCATGCAGGGCGAACGGTTGCACCGTTTCTATTCGGAAACGCCAGCCGGCCAAGCCCTTGTTGCTCGCTACCGTGAGGACATGAAGGCACTCGGCAATCAAGATTGGGGGCATGAGGAATATGCTCCGGGTTTTACCGGCTCCCTGAAGCGCCGAGTGCTCTATCGAGATGGCCACAGGTGCCGTCTCTGTGGAGCAGAACGGATTGCTCCCGGCTGGCTCGCGATTCATCATGTTGACGGCTCGAAGATTGACCATCAGATCAGCAACCTCGTTACCCTTTGCAAACCCTGTCATATGCGCGTGCATCAAAACGGACTAGACGTGTCCGGCCTTGTGCCAAGCTAGCCTTTCCTGCTGCCCCCTCTCAGTCCACCTGGCGATAGCGCAGAACCGACCCATCTTTCACTGTTACCGTCCCGGTCGTCTCCGCGCAGAAGCGGACAACCCAAGGCCCCTCAGTACTGCCATTCCGGAACAGACACCACAGTTTGGCCAGGTTGTCGGTCGTGAATGGCGCAGCCGTGGCTGCAATCTGCACATTGTAGGCGTTGAACGCGCCACCATCGGGTGTGCCCTGCGCAGCGTTCACATCCCACAGTCCTGCGATGAACGCTGGGCTGGCCGGGCCGTTCGCGCTCAGTTGAATCCCCACGGTTGTCGCTGACGTGGCATATCGTACCCATGCCTCGATCAGGTAGGTTTTGTTGGCGAGCGCGGTGAACGACAGTCCTGCGGCATCCGAGAGCGTGGTAGTGCTGTTGGCCGTGTCGCCACTTTTGATCACGACCGCTTCGCTCTCAGCGCCTCCGGTCGCGTGGCTATGTAGGGTTGTCTGGCCGCCGCCTACCAACGGTGCGGCGCCTACTGCCTCAGAGACTTTCGCCATGCCTAGACCGCCACGTCCTCATATTCGACCTTGAGTTTCCCGTCCGCCTGACGCTCAATTGCGATGACCTTGAACTGACCACTGGTCGGGCTGGTCTTGACGTAGCTCCTGTCCACATCCGCCATCGCATCGAGATTCGCCTTCGCCTGGCCTACCGCGACCTGGGCGTTCGTCACGCCCGCCGCCGCAGCCAGCGAAGCAGACACGAGTTTGTTGCCGTCTGTCTCCGCGCCCAGTTTGGACTTGATCGCTCCGGCGGCGATCTCCGTCGCCCCGACTTCTCCGCTGGCGATGGGCCTGGCAGCCGCGGCTACTGACGAAGCACGCGTGATCTGAGCAGTGGCAGAGTTGACCTTTCCCACGATCTGGTCGTCGGTATAGCTCTGTGCGTTCGGGTCCAACACCATGCTCTGTATCGCCATATTCAATCTCCTGTATCGTACTCGATCTGAAACTTCGGTTGCCCGTCCACCAGAATCACGTAGATGTTGACCACCCTGTAGGCGCCTGGAGGAGGATTCGAGATGATGCCGCCCGCCCCACCCATAATGGCCACCGCCAAGGGCGTATCCGGTCCGATCATGCTGCCACTGATGAGGTGTCGCACTGGGGGCATCTCCACTACTGACACCGCCAGTGGAAGGTCTCCATTGATCACGCTACCCGTGATCACTTGTCGTGGCATTCCTACCTCTTGCGTTTCGGCTCGCGCAGCTCGATCACATCTGATGGCAGTTTCACTGCCGGCTTGGGGCGCTCCAGAGCTACCCGGAGCGCCCTCAACTCAGCCAGCACCGCCGCCAGGTACAGTGCCTCTACAGACACCGCCTTTGGCAGTGGCTCTATCACGGTCCGACCTGTGCGTAACAGAAGCGGTGATCCAGCTGCGCTCCGCCGAACACCATGCGCACGCGGTAGAAGATGTTGTCAGTGGCAAAGTCCCCGCTGAACGCATTCAGCAGGCCCCCGCCTCCGCCAACGGCCACTTTGTCACTAGCCTTCATGCAGATTTCGGGGTCTTCGTACCCGGTCAGGAACGCCATCTCGATCGATGCTCCCTGGCTGGGATCGCCGAACACATACCACGTGGTATCGTTCGTCCCGCTCACGTCCACCACCTGCAGGTAGGGATCAACATGGAGTTGGATCCCCAACTGCGGGATGATGTTCGTGGTCGGCTGCGGGACCGCCACCGCCACAACATTGGTCCACGTCTGTTGCGCGCTGGTGAGGATCTGCCGCGCCGTGAATTCTAGTGATGGCGGCACTACCAGATGGATGCCACGCACGCTGATTGGCTCCCCGTTGGGATCGGTCTGGAGCGCCATTAGCGCGAGGGTTGCCTCCAGGTTGGCGATACTCAGTGGCAGCACGCCCAGGTTGGTGATCAGTTGACCGTCTGCCGGGTCTGCCAGCGCTATGCCGAACAATGTCGCGCTCGGCCCCGCTGCCGCCGCATACAGGCTCGTTACGGCACGCGACACCGATCTCTGAGCCGCCGTCGCAAAGCGAGTGGCCAGGTCAGAGAACGCACCCATCGAGTCGTTGATCACCGCCTCCCAGGAGATGTCGAACTGCCTACCATATTTCTTGAGCCGGATGTCGTAGTGGCCGGTGCCCACATCGGCTACATAGTATTCGCTTTTCTCGGCCACTTCCGGCAAGAGGTTGTCGTTGCCGTACACCTTGTGACGCTCGTGAATGTTGAAGTTCGGCAACCGGCTGACCTTGGTGTACGGCCTCCAGTCGCCGAGCACTGCCCTCCAGTTGGCCAGCATCTCGCGCTCGATGGCCACGCCGAACAGCGTCGGGAAGTCGCTGGTCGTGATGACCTCCTTGAGCATATACTCGTGCCGATATGACGGCATACGCTCGCGGTTCGCCAGGAGGTCGATCACCCTGGCTACAGCGGCCTCGTTGACTGGCTGCGCGCCCAGTGGCACGTAGCCCTTCCAATTCTCCATGAGTTGTAGAAATTCAGGCATCTTTCACCTCCGTAGTGTTCTCGGCGGCCGCTTTTTGTTTGGCCGCTTCTTGTCTGGCCTTCGCTATCGTCTCTCTCAGGTCGATGTCCTTCTTCACCGCATCATTGGCTATCTGGGCGCCTTCGAGTTTTCCCAGGAGTTCATCGAGCTCTTCGATCTCCCGGGTCAACTGAAGTCGCCGGTAGGCCAGGTCTTTGATCTGAGCCACAACCTGTTCCTGGCGCCCTTTCAGATTGTCGATCACCGGATCGCCAGTGATTATGATCTCCATTTCGCGTTTCTAGACCCACGGGATGACGGGGATGGCATAGAGCGTGCCATCGATGTAGATCGGGATTTCATGAGTCTTGGCGGCTATCCCTGTGACCTCCGCCTTTAGGCCCGCGCCCCGCCCGATCTCGGTCTGGAACCAGGCCTGCTTTTGGCCCAAACTGCCATCGCCCATGCACTGGAATATCGACTGCATTGCGGGCTGACAGCCTCCACCGCCCATATTCACCGAGATCCCAAAGGACTCCGTGATAGTGCCCGACACCTCGTTGGAGATGGCGACATACAGACCGTACAACCGCGTCCAAACTGCGGCTGCATGGTTGGCGTGGGTTTGGAATCGTCCGGCATACAGGTCGCCGCCCGTCGAGTGCTGGCTGTCCTCAAGCCGGACATAGATGCCACTCATGTCCTCGTCCACATTCAGCGGCGCCTTGAGGCCGATGAACGCTTTCAGCCAGGCGTATTCGCGTCCATAGGATTCCTGGACGTCCCCACCGGCAGCGGCCCGCATACCCGCGATGTCGATGTCGTGGTTGTGGCTAGTGGGAACCTGGCCCACCAGGGTCAACGAGCCGACGTTGATCGTGTCCAGGATGTTGGGCGACCAGTGGACCTTGACTGCAACTAGGGTCGCCGCAGTCAGTGATGCATCCACGTCACCAAGTAGGTACCCAAACGGAACCCACTCATGTGGGTCATCCTGGCCGCTCAGGGTGTTCACCTGGCCTGCGGTCTTGCAGATATAGACCGGATCGCCAGCATGCAGCGCCCATGCCGCGCCGTTCAGGGTGCCATCAGAGACGCAACCGAGCACATTCAGGAACCAGATCCCCTCGGTGTCGATGGAGATCAGGTCGGTCGCGGCGGCTGCGCTCTTCAGCGCCACCCCGACGCCGTTCATCCAGCCGCTCCCCACGCCGAACAGGACGGGATCGCCCTTGTCTACAAGGGCGTCCGTCGCGTGGTATGGGTGGATCAGGTACGACTCTTCGAGGGTCAGATGCCGCCCCTCGTAGGTGCTGGAGAGTTCGTCTCCAGCCTCACGTCCCGTTGCAAGATACAAAGCTGGCATTTCGTTTACCTCCTAGTTTTGTCATGGTGGTGGAAACAACCACCACGGAAACAGAATCTGGAATGCGTGGACCTTGACCGCGATCAGCCACGTTTGGCCGGCATCCACTGGACCGAGTGCGTGGCCGAATGGCACCAGCGTAAAATCATCGCCGATGGCTGCTGTCGCAGGGTCAATGAAGAGCATGTCACCGACCCAGATCGCGCCCATCCCCTGGAGATTGGCGGTCACGTTGAAGTACCAGACCCCCTCGGTCTCGACGGGGATAATGTCGTCTGTGCTGTTCGCGCTGCGCAACGCCACGCCCACGAGACTGTAGCCCGCGATCACTGGATCGCCTTTGTCCACGAAGCCGTCAGGATGCCACGGGTGGACGAGCAGGTCTTCATAGATGTTGACGTGCCGGCCCTCCAGCGTCGAGGAGCCTTCGCCGCCCTCATGCCGATAGGTTGCGTCGTAAGGTGTCCGCTGTCGCCCGCCTGGTCCAGTCATCCTCGCTCCTTACCGGCCCTGTGCCGCGAATCCAGCCAGCCGCTCAGCCTCAGCCTCCGGCTTGCCCTGCCTGAGATACATCCCCTTGAACGACTCCTTGAGCTGGGCCTTGCCGTCGGGCGGAGGACTGCCGCCCATGCCAGTGATCCGCCCCGACCCCGCGACCTTAGCGATGTAATCCAGCTCCGACTTGATCGCAGCCTCGATGACCGGCCTGTAGGCAGCCTCGTCGAGCTTGCCCTCTTTGATCACAGGCTTGGCACTGAGAACTTCCAGGAGCCGCTTTTGCGTCAACTCCGGCACATCCGGCGGCATCGCAGCCGCCACGAAAGCGCGCGCTTCTGCCAGCAGCGCCGTCTCTTTGAGCCGCGCGTTCTCCGTCTTCAGCACGGCATTCTCGTCCGTCAACTTTTTGGCCTCTTCTGGGGTCACTTGGATCTCCTTTCTCGGCATGGCTTTCTGCCGCGCCGACTCGAACAGACTGAGTATCTGACCACCAGCGCCGGGAACCGTTACCGCGTCAATGGATTTGGCGCTGACGATTTCCTGAACGATCGGCCCGGATTTCCCCTCAGCTTCACCGGGCTTCGCTTTTCCTAGTGCTCGGATAGACATCCCGATGTGGGGCGCCAGTTCCTCCAATGCCGCCCGATATGGTTCAAACACCTTCATGTCCGCGTAAAGCCCTGGGCCTGCGGGGCCATCCTCTTCGTATACGGCATCAGTGATCAACTCACCTGCCAAGTCGCGGAGCGAACGTTCCGGGCGCTCGGATTCCTCAGTGGCCGTCGGATGATCCCAAAATGACTGAGTCTTGGCCTTGAATACCTTAGGGCCATCTCGCGCGAGCACCTCTGGCGAGTAAAATCCAGAGCTGCCCCAGCCCGGCTGGATAATGCGGATTCGCGCTGTGCCATCAGGTCGGAGCGCCTTTTCGACAAGGGGCACACAGTCACCGATAAGAGCGGCCTCAGTGATCGGTTCCTCCTCGCTCTCCTCATTACCCTCCCGAATCGCAGGCGGCATCTCGTCGTCCTCTTTGTCCGGGTTCGCTTTCTTCCATGCCGCCCGGACCTTCGCCTTCACTGCCGGCAAGTCCTCAGCTGGGATCTGCACCTTCTGACCGCGGAACCCCTTGCCCAATGCGGCGCACGCAGCGCCGACAATTGCGGGGTCAGGGTCACCAGCCGGGACCGAAACGAGTCTGAGTTTCCATTCGCTCGGCTTGTCCGAGGGCGTATAGCCGAAGTCGGATTTGAAATAGGCTTTGCCGTCCTCAGTTTTTGTCGGCTTGTCAGCCTCCTCATCATCCTCGTCCGCATCGTCACGTTCGGCCTCAGTCGCAGCCTCCGGTTCCGCGTCCGCCTCCAGGTCCTTCCACGTCTTCCGCATCGCGGTACGCAGGTTCTCGATCTGTTCCTTGAGCGCATTGGGCAGGGCTTTCTCACCAAGCAGCGCGTGCGCCGCCCGAAGGAATCCCTGTACCGCGGCCTTGATTGTGGCCGCCTCCTCCAGGCGTTTCGCCTCGATCCGCGCTTTGCCGTTCTTGCTCACATTCACCTCCTGGATGGCAGCGTTGGCCTGCCTGATAGCACTGGCATCACAGACATCTTGCTCGCCACCATCCGCGATACAGTTCTCTCGTGCAGTGTTCGCCACGGCGACCCACTGTTTCTTCTGCTCGTCAGTCAGCCCAGCCTTGTGCTTGTTCACGTCCGTGACGGCCCAGGGCATGGTCATTTACCTCCCGCGCCCACGCGTCTCATCAGCAGATCGCATCGACAATACGGGTGTGCGAGCGGTTGCGCGTGCCCACTCGGAAACGCATCGTCGAATGGTATCCAGCCCGCATCCTGGTTCGACTGGCATTCAGGCGAAACTCGGTCATCGCCTACGGTCAACCAGCTCTTCTCCATCGTCAGGCCGGCATCCTGGAGGTCACGCGCCACAATCGCATTGCCCTCGACATAGGCGTTGCCTGCCTCGGTAACTGCAATACCATGCGCCCGACTGTCGATATGAAGTTGCGGTTTCCCGACTTTGAACTCCTCATAGCGCGCACTGATCTCTTTCGCGATCTGGTCATAGGACTTGCCATCTCTAACACCGTCGGTGACCACGGTTTTGATATATTCACGCGTCGTATCGTTCACTCCCTTGACCAACTCGGCCCCGTGCGCTTCCAGATAGGCCACAGCGCGCGGATTCTTCAGATCGAAACTCAGCCCTATCCCTAGATCAACGCTCGCCTGCTTCGCGCCTGCCTCCAGGCCCGCGCCTGCTGCCGCTAGGATCGGGGCGATGAAACTCACCGCTGTCGCTTCTGCCGCATGCTCAAACCACGGCCCCCACACATCATCGCCGAACTCGTCAGGTATGACCGCTCCCAGCATATCCCACGCGCTCATGAGCGCGTCACCCTGCTCCTCGAACGCACCCTCCAGCGCCTTCTCAAGTTTCTTCTGGATACCGCCTACCGCCGCGTCACGGTCAACGGCGCGCGCTTCGAGCAGGAATATATCTAGCGCGTTCAGGACTGTGACCAGGCTACTTGTCGCCATTGCCACCCACCGTGAATTCGCGCAGCGATTCCCGGAGCTGTCTCGCTGCGTTGACCATGCGTGCCTCCGTGGTCCCCGCTTCGCCCTCCGGGAACATCGCTTCCAGCGCCCCGTCCACATCCGGTTCTCCAAGTGCAGTCAGGAGCATCCGCGACAGCACCTTCATGTCCGGGATGGTGCCTGCCGACACACCTGCGCCGCCCAGCGTGGCTGCTTGCACGATCGCCTGGACGCTCGCCTGTACGTCATGTTCTAGAATCGGCGGGAATGTCACATGAATCGAGGCGTCGCGCTCCTCGGCCAGTGTCACTATCGGAGTACCATCATCCTCTTCCTCAATAGTGCCTTTCAGCGTCCCCGCCCTCACTGCCTGCTCGACGACGTAGCCGAGAATGGCACTGAACACGTCGGCCCACAGTATCTGCCGGTTGCGCATCTGAAGCTCAGTCGGACGGTCCAAGCTCTTGGCGGTGGCGAGCGTTCCCACTGAAACGTCGCCGTAGAAACTTTCCGGGAGGCCCTGGGCTGCCGCGACCATCAGCAGCAGCCGCCGCCCGTCCTCTGCGGAGACGTTCGCGCCGCCGATGCGCAGCGGGTCCAGTTTCACATCCTGGCCGCCGATGAAGGTGGCGCCAGTCACGGGCGGCGGGTTCATCTCGCTACTACTGGAACCGTAGGTGGTCGCCAGCTTCGTCTTGGCCGCTGCGATGCCCACCTTGCCCCCAGGCACGGTGAGCCTGTAGGCAAAGCGCGAATAGGCGCGGGTAATGGTCGCCCAGTCCTCCAGGAACGATTTGTACGCCTTGGCCCAGTCGATGGCGGCGTACACCTCAGACACGCCGAACCGCATCGTCGAGAGTTTGTTCACGGCCACGTGGTAGACCGGCGTGTCCCACTGCACTGCGCTAGTACCGATGGTCTTCGGTTTCGCTTTGGGCCGGTAGCGCCAGTCAGGGTAGAGTGCGGTCTTGGCCGTCGCCGTGCCCGATAACTCCTGCTCGCTCCAGGAGCGCTTGTAGAACCACGCGTCTTTGCTGTCCTCCGGGTTGCAGATGATGTCCGGGACCTCGTCGAATGGGATGGTGCGCACCCTCACGCGCCCACTGGCGCGGTCAGTGAAGAACACGAAGAACAGGTTTGCGTAGACCGCCAACTCCTGTTCTTTGGTCATCATCGCTTGGTGCGATGTAAGTTCCGTCTGGTTCTTAGCATCGTCCAGGAAGCCTTGCACTACGGCGTTGACCTCTTCATCGGCAGCGCGGATGCTGATGCCCTGGCCGAATACGTAATGGCTTTGGACGCTGACCCCACGTTTGACCAGTGGGTTCTTGAGCCAGCCCAGGAGCGCAAGCTCGCAGATAGTCGTGAGTGCGTCACGGCTGAACTCGCGCGACGTATCGCCAGTGAGCCGCTGCCATCCCTGGTCTTCCAACTGAAATTCAAGCGCGGGCAGCCGCTCAAGCAGCAGCTCGAAATTGTCCACCAGTGCGCGATCAACCAGCACGGTTTCACGCACGACTGGCGCGGGCAAGGGCCGCTCCTGGAGCTCTACCGTGGCCTTACGGTGTCGGGTCTTGCTCATACCGGCGATATTTCCACGCGCTCGGCGAGGCTGACCACATCCTCGCTCTGCGCTTCCTCTCCGAGCATGAGCTCCGTCAGCACCCAGACCAGTGCATCCAATCTGTCGGGAGACTTCTCGGCCCCCGGCACCCACTGGCAGAGTTGGTCTTCCAGGTCGGCGAACGTGCCCACATGATGGACGCGCTTCTGTTCGTACAGTGCAGAGATCGGCTCAGCGCGCGCCTGTTTGCCGCGACTGGCGTGGATAGCCCGGTATGGGATGTTTCGGTCCACTACTCTGAGTGTGTTCTCGACCATATCCCCGCCATTGTTCACCTCAGCCACGATGCGGTCAGCCCTGAGCGTGTGATAGGCGGCAATCGCCTCTCTCGCCCATCCGTCAGGACTGGCGCGGAGCGACCGGTCATCGAGGACGTATCCGTGACCGTCCACGCCCAGGCCCGCTACCACGATGCCCGTTTCATCGCTCTCCTCAGTTGCCGTAACTGCCGGGTCGATGGCCACGACCACCCGCACCAGGTCCGGCGCTTTCATGACGCGGGTCTCTTCCAGCAGGTCTCGTTTCCACAGCGCCCCCGGCGCATCCTCTAGGAGCTTCGCGTACAACTCCTGCTGACCCAGCCTAGTGTTCTCATATCGCCGGATGATCTGCCCGAAAAACGCGGGCGCCAGGTTCGCCCTGTTGTCGTATGTGCTGGCCGTCGTGACGACGGTAGTCGGTTGTTTGAGCAGATCCCGGATCACGCGCACCGGCCTCGGCGTCGTCGTGACCACACAGCGCGGGTCACGCCCCAAGCGTAGCCCCAGCATTAGCATTGCCCAGGCCTCGTCCGCATATCGCCACACTGCAAGTTCGTCCGCCCATGCCCCATCATGCTGTGGTCCCCTGAGCCTGTCTGGTTCATCTGCGCTATACGTCGTGCCAATCGCGCCATTCGGCCAGGTGAGCCTGCGCTTGCTCGGCTCGTACACCGGGCGGAACCAGGGCGCCGCTTTCGGCAGCAGTCCCGACTCGCCCTCGACCATCACGTCGCGCGAGTCCGCCGCAGTGGGCGCCACCAGCGCCACCCTGCCCCACTGTCCCGCCTCGACACGGCAGCGGACGTGTTCGCCACCTGCGCGAGTCTTGCCAGCACCACGACCCGCTAGTAGCAACCAGGTTGTCCAGTTGCCCGGAGGCGGAAGCTGGTCAGGACGCGCATGAAGGCTCCAGCGGTGTCGCGCCTCCAGGGTCAGCGCCTCTAGCCGCTCTCGTTCTTGCGGCCTCAAGCAAGCCAACAAGCTCGGCGAGCAGTTCGCCATCCGCGAGATGTGAGCCGAATCGTTCACCATCGCTCGTCACGTCAAGGTTCTGGTATTCAGATGGCTTCCCAATGAGCCGATTCGCCAAGTCAGCAAATGTCGCTTGGTCTTTCCGTGCTCGTTGCCTGGCAGCGCGTACCATTTCACGCCATTCCTCCAGTGGTAACTCAGCCACGAGCGCATGTAGATAGCGTTCCTCAATAGCGCGACGAGGGCGGCCGCCCTTTTTCGCGCCTTCACGACTGATTGTGTTGCCCTGTGCAAATCGGCCACGTTCGTCACGTTCTGGCATGGGATTTCTTCCGGTTTAGACCCGAGCCTTCTGGTTCCGCGCTCACGTTCAACACCACGCCCTGGCGCTGACACTCCATCAGCATCGCCGCTGCTGCGATAGCCGTTTCAGGCAGGTCGAGTGTCAGGCGGATGCCGCCATCGCAGAGCGTGCTCACTTTGTACACTGCGCCCTGGAACTCAATCGTCTCGGCCACTATCACCCGTCCGGAAATGCAAAAACCCGCGGTGCGGCTGTCGCCGCGCTCGCGGGTCTTCTCCGTAGAGCGTGAAGCTCTATGCTATTTGATTATGAACATCCTATCACGGTTCCGTTTCCATGTCAAGCGCCTTGGCGGAAAACAGGATGTCCACGCGCACCAGGCGGCCACGGTGCCAGTGCTGACGAAACTGGCGGCTCAAGCCAGGTGGGGCTACATTGCGGGGGTCGGCCAGAATGCGGCACATCATCTCCGGTTCCGAAAGCTGCGCAGTATTCAAGACACGGATAGTCTGCGCCACCGGGTTACCGTCCGCGTCCAGGTCCACAGTCCCGAACTCGATGTCCATGCCGCCTCCGCCGTGCCTGCCAATCCCAGCATTTATCTGGATCCGCGCGTTTAACCTTTTCCCAAAACCGCTCCGACAAAGACCTGGATTGCCTGCCTATCATATCTCCTTCCCTTCTCCTCACTATTTAATCGCCCATAGGAAAATCATCCGGACCAACCAGAACCAGGCCAGCAATATGGGGGTGAAAAGCATAATCATGACCACAACCGTAGCAATGCGTTGGCCAATCGATTGTTTTTTCACTTCGCCTCCTGTTCCTCCAGCCACAGTCCCAGCGCGGCCAAAATCTTGAGCGCCGCCACTTCCCCGCATTGGAGACCCAGAGAATTGGCGAGTCGTGATACCGTATTACCCAACCCGCATTCCGTCGCCGCGCGGCGCAGAACCTTCCGCACCACGTCAGGATCATCACGTTTGTACGCTTGATCGAGCCACGGATAGATTTCATCGAGCGCCAGGCGATCAGGCATTGTCAGTAACCTCTATGGGCACCAACTGGCCCCGCCATAACATCTCATTCACCAGCAGCCAGAACTCAAGAGCCACAGGCCCGTGTCGCCCTTTCACCCAACAGAAGTGAGTCAGTCGCTTGCCCCAGAACCTGTAGTGCTCTACCTCGACCAGATACGCGAGCAACTGGAGCCGCTTGATGTCGCACTTCGGCGCGCCTCGCACAATGCGCTGCAACAGCGCCGCCTCTTTTCGCCAGCGCCGTGGGCGGAAGCAGCACTTCCAGGTGATCACCGCCTGTTGCACTGCTGTTCTATCGGTCATGGCCCAGCACCATCCTCAAGCCCTGAACGGTGCGGCGTCTTGCCACGGACGCGCCGGATTCTGGCTTGTTTCAATGCCTGCAGGACCTTCTCGCACCGTTCACACTCTGAGGCGCGGCCCGACGTGGCAAAACAGCACATCACGACCGCGGCGACGATAGCGCCAGCCATGAGACAGCCCCCGGCAACTCCCGCAGCAAGCCACATTGGGATCATTTCGCCTCCTCCGGCCACGCCCACGCCAGGAATCGACTGGCATCGATTCCGAGCGGGTGCATCACCATCCCGATGCAACGCCAGCAGACATGGTCACTGGTCAGCGGTGGATCGTCATTGACGACAGAGATGTGCTTCAGGGCACCGCAAACGGACTGTATCTCTCCGTCAGCGTTCAGGTCGACGAGGTGCAGTTGGCCCTCGTTCATGTTCAGCCCCCGGCCCCACATCAGTTTCATGCCGCCTCCTCCCGTTTCTGCTTCGCGAACCACTTTCGGCGCAAGAGAACGTCCCGGAGGCGTTCACGCTTGGTCCCCTGGGCACGGTCGCGCTGCATCCGGCGGCGCAAGGTACGAGTCAGTGAACTCATGCCAGTGCCTCCTCCGCAGCCTCCGCGGCGTGGTAGCCGCCTGAGTAGTCCGCCTGGCGATGCTCCTCGTAGTGCTCGCACGTCTCTTCTTCGCGCACGATCCGGACCGGTCTTTCCCGCTCGCAGAGGCGAAACCAGCGAGCACCATGCTTGCCACCCGTCACGGATCTGCCCTGCCGGCACGTTCGGCACGTGCGGTCATCCGGCTGTGCGTTCACCCGGCAACCTTCGGTTCGCGCAGGCTCTCGCCGCGCAGAGTGACGACCATCGTATCGTGTCGAATTCGGTCCATCGTCCGCTTCCCGACCCATGCCTCCAATTCACTGCCGGATAGGTTCGTCGTGATGATCGTTCGCAATACGTGGTCATAACGAGAGCACAGAATCTCACGAATCGTTTCTTGCGCCCATTCCGTCGGGCGCTCAGCGCCGAGATCGTCTATCGTCAACACCTTCGCTCTGCGCTTGAACCAGGTCACGGGATCATAACCACCGAAATCGTCAATCTCGTTCGTGTTCGCGCCAAAACTCCGCTTGATGTCCTGGAGCATCTGAGTGGCGTCTTTCCATTCAACTCCAAACTCTATGGCGGAATCGTCATGGCCATCAGCACGTGCCTTTTCTGTGTTAGCATCATACAACGCCTTGTGAATACACACTGCAAGTCCAGTTTTACCCGTGCCTATGCTACCCATCAGCAACAGCCAGGGCGGTGATCCGTTTTGGCACCAATCACGGACTGTATCACGAGCAGTAGAATCACCAGGGAAAGTCTCCCACGTCCAAAGTGCGAATCGTTTTGGGATGCTGTATTGCATTGCACGTCCCGCTGCACATTTGCATAGCCCACAACCGACACTGCAACCGTCAATGATTGTGTAGTAACCTCTATCCCGACACTTTTCGCAGGATTTCTCCATGTGGTGCCTCCGGTGTGGCTACCAGAAACCCTTCCAGGCCCTCAAGATAGTTTTTGTCTGGCGTTGGTGGTTTGATTGCAGGCGCATCTCTAGCGCGTGCGCCTCCAGTCGGTGCCCCGCCGCGCCGATACCAGTCCAGGATGCCGGCAACATTTGTCGGTTTGTAACCAGCCATGCGCCACTGCTCAATGCAGCGCTGAAACAGGGCGTGGTCCTGGACGGTCCGCACAATTGCTGCTTCCTGGACCTGGTTTGGCCATACGCGGGCGATCTCGTGATACAGAACCGCTAGCGCATCACGTTCTGGGCGCGTCCGTTTCGGTTTCTCAGAAGTAGGATTAGCCGCTGGTTCAGGCGCGGGCGGCGGCGAAGCCGCGCCACTCTCTGTATCTGGATCTGTATCTCTCTCTATATCTGGATCTGTGCTCGTTACGCCTCGTTGCGTTGTCGTTACGTCCTCGTTACAAGCCGCCGTAACGGGCAGTGTGAGCCGGGCGTGCTGCTCGCGGTATCGTTTCACTCGCTCTGAAACGGCCTGATGTGCATCCGACGGTGCGCGCCGTTGACGGGAAGGGAAGTGAGTCACGTAAAGGATGCCGTCCTGATTATTCACCATGTTGCGTTCTGTGAGGCGCCGTACCGTCTCCTGGAGTTGCTCGGGGGGGATCCGAAGATGCCAACTTGTATTCTCTAAACTGTCGAGTTGGCCAGTTTCGCTATCGTTAGCATCTCGATAATCCAACTCCCCAGCGAGCGCCAATAGGGCGGCCCAAATACCACGATCTTCCCATGTCAACGTCCCAATCTTGGGATCCCGGTTAGACTCGGTGTACAGTTTTACCCAGGTCTTCACTTGGTCTGTCCAAACAAAAACGACATCCGCCCGTGGTCCCGATTGAGCACACGTCCCCAGCGGCCAAGCCAGGTCGGAGGTTTGCTCGGAACCCCGGGCGGATGTCGGCGAGAAGGCGTCTCACACTGTGTACCCAAAACAAAACCTCCATACGATGGATTGGCCGCTACATTTACAGTCTACCATAGCAGGTTTAGTTTGTCAAATCCGGCTCTGTCCGTCTGCGCGCATTGCTGCTGTCACTTGCTGGGCTGCGGCGCGGAATCGAGCTTGCGCACCAACCCAAGCAGAAAATAAATGTCAGGGATACCCACAGGCCAGTCCTCCAAGCGTCGAATATTACGCACATATTCAGCAGCCATCTCCTCGATCTGCCGGAGGCGCTTGCGCTCGGCTGGAGTAAGTTGTAGGTTATCGCTCATTCCGCCTCCATCCCCAGCAGTTTGCGTGCGGCGAGCCAGGGACAAAACATGTGCTGAACGTGCCCTGAATCACGATCGCGTCCGCCACACAACCCGCATTCTGCCCAGACACCGCCGGCTTCTACAACCGGGTCTGCCTCAGCCACTGCCCGCAGCGCCGCCTCCAACTCCGCAATCCTGGCGGCGAGGCAGTCACGCTCTGTCAACATCATGCACATCGTTGGGGCATTAGCAGTGACAGAGATTCCGCACTTGGCGCACTTGGCGCCACTCAATCCCATCAGCGAGATGGGTTGCCAGTCGTGTTTGCAGTCACTCATTCCGTCACCTCCCGCGCGGTCACCCGCGACCGTCGCGCGATTCGCGCAGCTTCGCGCTCCAGCATCCGGTGCCACTCATCACGCACGTTGGGTCCACCGCCGCCATGTGGACCGACTTCCAGCCATATTTCTCCCGGCCGGTCGCATGGCCGCTTCCGCGCGAGCTCGACAGTCAGTCCCGGCGGCGCGAGGTCTCGCCTACGCATCGGCAGGTAACTCCTTCAGCGTGGCGCGAACCGCCACCCACGATAGGGGTCTGGTCCCCACGAGGCGCATGGTTCCCCCAGAACTGCCGTGTTGCCGCAATCATCCGGGCAGTTGCCGCACGTCTCGCACGTCCGCTCCGGCTCGTCCAGCAGCTTGCCGCACCATTCACAATGCGGATGAGCACCGCGCGCGGGTTTCGGCTGCCAACAATCGTGTGATGTGTCGCCAGGTGCCGCGCCCCGACACGTGGTGTACGCCACGCTACACGTCTCACACATCTGCCTTGGCGCGGACCTGGGCTGCCAGCGGGAAGCATCTTTGCAGCCAACGCACTGGGCTGCTTGCAGGTGCCGAATCGGTGCGGGATTCGGCTCGGCGCTACAATTCACGCACGTCCGCTCCGGCTCGTCCAGCAGCTTGCCGCACCATTCACAATGCGGATGAGCACCGCGCGCGGGCTCATAGAACATGTCTTTGCGCCAGAGTTCCCAGCCGTATTCGCCCAACGCATAGCGCCACGTATTGCCCTGCACCATTTCGTCGCACTGGTGATCTGGCTCGTCCCACGAGATTGTCAGGGGCGTGTCTGGTGGTGGCTCGCCGGCCATGCTATTTGCCCGAACTGTCCAGAGATGACAAAGAGCGTCCTGAGTTCTGGCATCGACGAATCTTGCGCTTATTTCACGTCTCATGTCTCCCTCCTTTCCTATATGGCGGCGCGGGTTCGCCGACTGCTCCACCGTTATCCATCCACGGCCAGATTAGGTCACTCTCCCCCGCGCCGCCCGCTTCGCCGCCCCGCCGCCTGTAGCACTTGGCATTCGTTCCTGACTCCAGGGTGTCGCGCGCAGGGCAACGAAGCCTTTCAGGCGTCCCGCCT